CTTCTCATAAAAGAGTTAGTAGTAAACTTTGGAGCAGATGCTCTTTTCCCACACTCTTTACAGTAAAACCAATTTTCTTTATTTGGTTTTTCACAATGTTGACACTTAAGCATTAAGACCCAGATACAACCATTGTCATTACTCTCTCTCCTCGCATAGGGCAATGAGAAATAGAAATAACTTTATTATTAGTTGAGTCTAAAGTCGCTATATAATCATATACATCCTTAGATACATCTCCAGCAGAATTAGTCTTACTTCCTGGGACTATGGGATGTACAAAAACTTTTACATCTGTATTAGATGAGTTATAAACAGCCATTTAATTTCCTTCTATTTTAAAATCTTTAGGATGTTTGGGGCTAAACCTTTTTACGAATAGCCCCACAGTATCCAAAACTGTCAATCCTTATTTATTCGGATTTTTACGCAACACTATGTCCTTTTACAGATGGTGTACGAGTTACTTTTAAGTCCTTTAGATAGATAGCACTATCCTGATTAGTACCTTGTATTACCATATAAGGTACTAAAACATCTCCAGAATTAAAAGTATAAGCAGCTGTTACTGTTGGAGCAGCTAATGCGCCCTGTCCAGCAACTGCAGCACCAACGTGCTTATATGTAACAGCACCATCAGAATCCAAACTAATTTGAAATCTGTGATTCTTGTTAGCTGCTGTAGCTTGAGTAGTATCCGTATAAGTACGAGAACCATCATCTAAAGCACTTGCTATCTGTACATCATCAGCTGATTGACAACCGAAAGCCACAAAGTCATGATAAGCAGGATCTCCACTAGCTGCTGCTAAGATTCCTCCATGACCAGTTTCAAAAGCTGCTGCTTTTCTAAAACCTATGACTGCTGCATCAAAATCAGTCCAGTCAACGTTATAGATTGTCATGTCGATTACAGCTGCGTGAGTTCCAGCAACAATTTTATTGCTATTGCTTCCAAACTGACTACCGCCAAGAACTAATTCAAGACCAGTATTGTCAGCAGTTTCAGCATCCATTTGCATATTCCAACCTGCTGCGGTATTATTTGTATCTACCGAGGGAACAGTTCCATCAACTTGAGGTGTTGTACCAGCTGCTGTAAAAGCACCAATGTAACACATTGTTGAGGGATAAAGCTGTCCATTGCTTCCAGGGAATAAGACACTACCGTGATCACCGTCAGCCATAACACCATCTCCAGAATTACCTATTGAAGATACTACTGGTGGAGCGCAATCAATATAATTCCACTCAAAAATGGTTTCTGGCTTTAGCTTATCTACGTACGATCCACTATTTTTATTTATAATATCAGTATACATAACCTATACCTCCTTACGCTGATTCTACTTCGTAAAGTGCATGGCACTCTGGAAGTGTTATTTCAAGACCAGCTTCAGTAACAATCATATCCTTACGTAAGTCTTCATCAGAATTCTGTACGTTAGTGATGATATGAGTATCACGATTTAAACCATTTCCAACTAATGGACGATATTGACACTTGGTCATATCAGCCATAAGCATAAATCCAGAAGTCTGACCTCTGAACAATGGTTCTTTCACTAGGTGCATTGTACCGTGAACAGTATCAATAGTCATAATCTTATGACCAAAAGCGCCATCTCTTTCTTCGAAGTTATAGCGATTAGCCAATAGAGGGCCGCCATTAGGAGCTCCCATTGAAGCATCCATAAATGCACCATCGCCTAACTTGTTAAAGAAAGTAATTACTGGAAGAGAAGCTAATACTAGCCTGTCTCCAGAACCGCCTCTTGCTGGATCAAAGATAACTTCTAAGTCAGAAAGTAAACGATCGTATGTAAGCTCTGATTGAGCTACACTACGATAGTAAGGTGTGCCAGAGGTATAAGAAAATGCAGTATTACCAGTATTTGGATTTGCATTTTTTGCAATATGCCCAGCTAGACCTTCAGTATACTGAACTCCACCAACACGAGCTCTTTGTCCAAATAACATTGCACGCTCGATATCAACTTTATGTTCACGAAGTTTCATTGCCCAGATTCTTTCAAACTCATTTGAGTATCCACGATAGCGAGTTGCAATCGCAGTATTTGTAAGTTCACAAGCAGTTTTAAAGATTTGAGTATAACCAAAGTCATCCTCAATTTCACTTGACCAAACGTCTGGAGATGCTGATCCTTCAGCAAATGCTGTACCAATTACTTGGCAGTCATCATTATCTTCAAGAACGTTATAACCAGTTACGTTGTCATTAGATACGTCAATAATTTTACCTGTAAATGTACTAGTTGATCCAGCGTCTGCTACTGCACTTTCCACTCTAACTAGAGCTTGTGCATAGCCAACTGTTTCTGCATCAGTAGTAGTATTTACGGCAAAGACCATACCTTTAATCAGCCAATCGACTGAATCACTATTTGAGTCAACAGTAAAAGCATAAGAGCTTCCTGCTGCGACTGCAGCTGCACTATTTACATCTGCAGCTAATTTAAAGTTACGACTTGTCCAGTCAATCTTAGAACGATTTTCTAAGAAACGGAAAACTGAATCATCTGTAGGTTGTTTAGCAACTTGAGACAAGTATACGAAGAATGGTGATTCTTCAGGAGCCAATTCAGCAACTCGATCACTAAAATCGTATAACCGTCTTCTATCAGGAGCTTGACCTACACCTGCGCTAGTAGCCGCAGCCGTAACATGACTAGAGAACTTAGTCCCTTGTGTAATAGCCATAATATTTCCTTAATTTATTATTTAAAGTAATCTTCCTGCGTTGCCAGCTTTTAAGATTCTATCCCATGAAACATCTATCTCGCTTTTTACTTGAGGGTCGCCCCCTTGTAAAACACCAGCAGACCTTGGCATAGCTTGAGTTTCAGCCACAGCTTGAATATTTTCAGAAGATGGAGCATTGGTTCCTTTATTATAGAATTGCTTATAAACATTAATTAGAAAATCAACTGGTAGTTGTTCTCTTGGTGTCATAGCAAAATTAATAAATTGATCAATTTCGTTATCATCTGTCATATTATACTTTGACTTAAGCTCACTCTTAAGATTTTGCATAGCAACTTGACTTTGGATACCAGCCATCTGTTCAGAGACTGCTTCATTAACCAAAGCCTTTTCCTTCCCTACTCGTAATTTATACGACGGAGAGTCGGGTTTGTAATAGGCTTCCCACGGGTCAAATGAAGTTTCATCTACCTCATTTTCAGTAGATTGTGCTTCATTGTTAGCAGCAGGTCTTCCCTCTAATCTTTCCTGTATAGCTTGCACTACATCAGGTCTAGATTCTAAAACAGATTGTAACTGCTTTAATGGTTCTAAGGTCTGAACTTCGCCCTGTAGAGATTCATATTCAGCTTTTTGTTTATCATACATGGATTGGAATTTTCTACTTTCATTTTCCCAGTCAGTAGCATAATTCACTTCCTCTTCATTGCCTTCATTAGCAATAATACTAGGAGCTCTATCTAGCCCCTCGCCTTGAGCTTCCATATTTTCATCAACTGCATGCTCTTTACTTACGATCTCAACGTCTGGCATTGTTATATCAATACCTTCGCGTTCTTCAGCCAACTTATCCTCATAAGTTCTTCCTGCTTTGTTTTCTGTTGTTTGGTCTTCCATATTTCCTTTCCGAATCTCTTTACTCTAAATATTTTAGGTAAAGCTTGACTCTATTATATATTAACCTTCAACGCCTTCTTTGGCACCCTGTATGCCTTGCTCTTGCTTTTTACCGTACTTGGCTTGCAAGTCAGCTTTATCAATTACATTTTCTAGCTTATTGAGATTTTTTCTTTCCTTGTCCTTGACTTCGCTAAGAACGGAATCAAGTCCACTTTTAAATTTCTGCGTGATAGTTTGTTTTCTAGCGCTAATCATTTCACGCTCAGAAGTTTGTAAATCACCACGTAGTTTCTTAACCTCTTCTTCAAGCTGTCCAATGTACGATTGCATTTGACTCATCGCACCTTTCCTTTGCAGAACACCTTCTTTGTCATAGATATTGGTTTTCTTTAATACCTCGACATCATCCACCAAGCCCAACTTATACGCATCTAAATACATATTGTACTCAGCCATCCTATTTGATGGTAGCGTTGAACCTGATACTATCCGAATATCATGCTGACCTAATGATATGTCATTTTCAATACTCATTAACTCATTTGTTTTATCATCATACATCTTATTGTTAATGGTAAATTCAGTCAAATCATTGTTTGCCTGCACGATTCTAAAAGTCTTTTTAAACCCATAATGTCCTTTGGAAAAATTATATACTACTTTACCAAGAACATCTAGGCTTCCCTCTATATCTTTAAGTTTTGACCTACCTCTAGTTTCTCCCATTTCTTGAAGTAAGTATGTTCCCCTAGCTGTTTCAGCAGCTCCACTTTTAAATCCTTGCATTAGTTCTGATATACCAAAATTTAAATCAATATATGTCTCAACTCTACTTATTAAACCATAGAATTCAGATGCAAGTGGCTGTGGTGCTGGATAATGAGGCTCTCCAAATTCTGGATTATACTCAATAACAGCATTAGGATTTGCCCAATCTCTTTCTAACTGACCAACGTCATCAACACTACCTTCTGGAACTAAAAGTTTTAAACCAGCAGATGCCTGGGCGTGGCTAAGAGTTAAAGAGAATAATTTATTTATTAATCTCTGAGAATCTTTTACCTTTGTAACATCTGACTTAGGGTAAGGTGTATTTGTCCAAATATTTGGGACTGGTATTATGGGATAAACGTCGGTATTTAGAACTTGTTCATAAAGGAGAACTTGACCGACTGTAGCTACATGGCGGATACGTGTCTGAAGAACTTCAACCGCTTCAACCAGCCCCGATTCTATCAAATGAGAGTTTTCAGATAGAATTTTTTCAAAAGCTTCTAACTCAACTATTTTTTCTTCTTGAGTTTCTTTATTGAATAATCTATAATATGGAACTTTAATCTTTTCAAATCGCTCAACTATTCTATATTTCTCATAGCCTCCTCTATCATAATCTTTAACTACATCTGGTGTAAATGAAGAAGATGAATTCTTTTTTGTTGAGGAAGGATAATCTTCTTCATCTGTTGAACTATCTATATTATCAATTATTTCTTCTAGTTTGGGATATAATCCAAGAATCTGCTCTTTAGTAAGAATTGTAGATAATAAAATATGAGCAGCATCCGCATAGTGTCTATCCCTAGAAGCTGGATCAACGTATACACGGAATGGATTAATACTTGTAATCTTAACATCGCCTCTTCCATAATCTGATTCTGGGTCAACAAATACATAAAAATAACCTAAGCCAGTAACGGCATAGTCGTGCACAACTTGCTTGAAATGAGTGTTACAATTAGAAACATCCCATACATATTCAAGTATTGTACGCCATACATTGGCTAATTTATAGTCAGAATCTTCTCTTGCGACTGCAGAGAATTTTGGATTTCTAGATGTTAATAGAGATTTTAATTTATCTACAGCAGCATATACTCTGTCTATGATAAAATCGCCTTGACCAACTGACTGAAGAATTTCTGATTCTTCTGTAGAGTAGTGATTGCCCAAAGAAAAATCAATGGCATCTCTAGCTTCTGTTTCCCAGTTAGCTCTGGCGTCTCTATATCGCCTCCATAAATCTCTATTACTCTGAGCTTCTTCGTGCTCAGCAAAAGTTTCTACGTAGTTAATATTAGGACTCCTTTAAGATCTATATATATAATATAAGCGAAATAGCGCTATTTGTCAAGCGTTTCTATAATCTTTGTCCAGTAATCCAGCTTCTTAGCACAGATTTCTTCGACTTCTTATATTCTTCATTAGATTCTATATTAAAATCATCAGATTCAAACTCACCACTTAATGGTGATCTAGCATTAGTTACTGAATACCATAGGCCATCTAATAGGTCATCATTCTTTCCTTTTGGAAAATGAAACATCTCGTCAACTATTTCTTGATGAATTTTTCTATGAAATAATTTTCCTCTATTCACTATTGGACAAAGCAAAGATTCCAATCTATCTTCTTTTTTTATACCATTAGGAGGCCTAACTCCTCTTGCGATACCTGGAGCCATCTTCCTATCAAACCCACCCATCTTATTAACTGAATCTTTTATAATTCCCTGGGCTCCAACGTGCTCAACATTAACTCTTCTAACTGGATTATACATCTTTGCATATTCAAATATTTTTTGTGGCATTTCATAAAGAGCTAAGTGTTCGCGATAATAATCTATAATATAATAATTCTTTTTACTATCAATAGCAGTAACCATAATAACTTGATAGTCATTACCTGGATTTGCTTCGTATGCTAAGTCAACTCCAATGTATATATTAACTGGGATAATAGTATTTTTATTTTTTAAATAAGCTTGGTTATTCCCAGATATAAATTCATAGTCATGATGCTGCAATTTATCTATTTTAAATTTTGCAGTAGCTAGGTCTCTAGCATCATTCATATACTCTTGAGAAAACTTATGTAGCTGACCTACATTTTCATAATCTTTTCTTATTTCACTTATTTTAGTTTTACTAAAATAAGAAGCCCATAAAGGTTTTCCATCCTCTAAGGCTCTGTGAAATATTACATCCCAAGTGTATTTGTTGTCTTTTTCTTGGGCTTCGAGATATCCATCGTATATAGCCTGTAATGCTGAATCGTAATGTACGATAGTGCCAATTAACCAGATAGATCCCTCATTGCCCTTTGATTCTTCTAAGGAAGGATAAACAGTTGACATCAACCATTCCTTAATCTCTCTTCTCCTGTCTGGAGTTTTTGTATTTAATTCAGATTCAAAGTCATCTAAAATAATATTTGTATACCTAGTACCGAGTTCAGACCTACCACGCAATCTTTGACTAGTACCTTTTGCAATTATTCTGTCTCCACGGCTGGTGGTAATTTCTTTCTCAGTCCATTTCTCTCCAACCATATCTCCAAAATAATAATTAAGAGCATTATTGTATTCAATATGATTTTTTATATACTTTAAATGGTCAACAGCTTGCCCTTGTTCTTCCGATACCCAGGCAGCAAACTCTTTTTTCCCTTGTGGATTAAAATAAATTCTATGCAGTAAAGCAGCCTTAGCCATTGTAGACTTAGAATGACCTCTAGGTAAAACAACACACAGCTTCCTAAGACTTCTATCTAGTAATTTACTTCCAACTTCATAATGAAATGGAGCTGGAGATGATTTCATAAAGTCGTCTGGTAAAAATAGCTGACCAAAAGCTACTAAGTCTTTTGATACTATATTTAATACTCTTTCTTTTTCTGAAAGATTACTTGAATTTATATTAAAATTATCTATTGTACCAGTCTCCACTTTCAATTATTCTAAACATTTTACTTCTTTGCAACATTTCATCCCCAGCTACATAAAGCCAAGCCTCTTCTTCTGAATCATCATCCATTGATACTTTAACTTTAACTCTTCTATAAAGCCCAGAACTGATTCCTTCGTATAGATCATACCTTGCTAGGTCATCCTCAGATACATCGTGAATCTCAACTACTGTTCCAGAACCCTTTTCGTTCTGTATAATAGCTGGAAAACTTTCGTGCCCTGGATATACCAAGGAAGACTTTTCAACTACTCCAGTATTTTCAGAGCCAGTCCTAAGTGTTCCGTATACAGCTAGCTTCACTTTTTCTTTTTAGGGCTTGCTTTTTTCTTTTTTAAATTAAACTTTGTAAGATTTGCACCAAAGTGATTTGGATAATCTTTTTTTCCAATTACCCATTCTGTTAAATCCTTAAAAGACTCTTGATTGATTAAGTGAGTAGATATATAACTACTTAACTCTTCTTCATCTAAATCTTTATGGACTTCTAATTCAAATTCAAAAACAACTTTCTTATTCATAATTTCCCTCTATGATTAATATTATCAAAATAAATTAACTTACTCCATGGACTTCTGGAAGTCCAACATACTTTATTTCTAAGTCATCTGTATAAATAGTAAAACAAGTAAAGCATTCTACATAAAGCTCTTTCTCTTCTAAGTCGTGTATGATAAAAGCTTTTGGATATAGTTTATTGTTGCAGAGCTTGCAGCTACTTGACGTCAACTTCTCTTTCAGCGCTTGCAAGCTGCTTGACTTCTCCTGAACCGATGGCATCTAATTGTTCCTTTGTAAAACCTTGAAATACAGCTACTGACTCTGTTCTCTTTTCAGTATCCATCATTCCAGTTATTTGCATTAATGTCTTAATAGCTTGAATCTTGTCCCTATCGTTTGATTCGCCTCCATCAACTATTGACTTCATTTGTTCTAATAGATACAAAGGTGTAATATCTGCATCTGAAAGAACTTTATCTATTTCTTCTCTAATCAATTTCTGTATCCTTTTAGCTTTTAATAAAATTTTGGCTTGACCTTCGGCATACTTTCTGTTGTCAGTTGGGTATGCCTGCAAAAAAGCGTCCACCATATCAGTACCCTTTGCAACAAATTGAGCAAACAAAAACTCTCTTTGTGTGGTTTCTTTTTTCTCAATTTTATGCTTATAAGCATTAGTGTCAGCCAAGCCAAATGAATAAAGATTTTTCCTAGGATCGCCCTCCATCTTTGTTTTATCTAAACATACGAAGGTTCCAAGAGGTACTCTGATATAATGTCTAATGACTTTATCAGACCCAGATGCCTTTAACTTCCCTCGCTTCAGAACCTTGCACACTTGACCGTCGTCTGAAACTACCCAGTTACCTTCGGTACCATCCCTCCAATTATCAACAACATCAATAAGTGGGTTGTACCTCTGAAACTCTTCTATGTCTTTATAGATAGGATGATCAATCTTATTTATTTTACGAGTAATCATCTACTATACAATATAACCGATTTTACGCTTAAAGTCAAGAGGTAGCCCTTACAGCTATATTCTTGTCCAGAGTATTTCTTTTACCTCTAATGTGTGGAGACATACATCCTTCGCAGTAAAATAAATCATATTTACTAGCACCAGTATGGTAATATTTACCAGTATCGGTTAAGGAGTCACCACCACAAACTGAACATACATTTTCATCCATCATAACTGCTATGTTAGGATGACTTCTCATATATGGTCTAAGTTTAAGATACATCTCTTCTAAGCCTATAACATCATTACGATTATATTTTTCCATTCTTTTTAAAGCTGCACTATCTCCATTCATACAATCTATCCATAATTGAAACTCTGTATCAAGTTTCTCTTCTAATCCTAGGAACTTAGTAATGTAATCTTGTTTATTAGAACTGAATGCAAACTCTTTCCTGGCAACCTTAAGAGTATCTATTGTCTTATAAGGCATTGGAGGTATCATACTATTTGATATAAACCTTGCCTTTAATTTCCTAAGATCAAACTTATCTCCATTATGAGCAATAATGATATCAGCTTCATCTAGTAATTTCCAAACTGATTCCATAATTCTTTTATCGTTTCTATCCTTTGCTTCACTTGGAGTAACAACATCACTCATTACTTTATCATCGTACAACCATTTCGCAGACCAACTAAGCACATACCAATCTATTGATTCACCTTTATCATCCTTCATTATACTAATTGGGTTTATATATTGATTACCGAGCCTCCAAGTCCATACAGCTATAGGGGTAGTCTCAATATCTAAAATTAATATCTTAGGTAGATTAGCTACATTCATCTTTTTAAAAGGTTTGTTTAAACGCATTGACTCTATTTTTCTAGTCACAGCTTTAAACGTTCTATCGTATCCGTTAGCAATTAGATCATTATGAATATCAGACATACTTTTTACAGTATGCTCATATTGTTTTACTATTTTAACTTCTTCTTTAGACCATTTCATTTCTTCTCACCAATTTTTAACATTAATAACATAGCTTTTAAAAGCATTGCCTCAACTAAATAATATAGTTTCCTCATTTGCCCCACACCTTTTCAGATACAAGCTGAGCAATTATGCCATAAATTGATAGATCACGAAAGGCATCCATATATGTTTCATCCGCAACAGCATTATTACCTCTATGTTTAACAATGATATTCTTCAAACGGTTTACCTTATCGTTCATTCGTATTACTAAAGCTGTTAATGCAAACATTCTGTCATCATCGTTATCTAAGTTACCACCTAAGTTTATATTGCCGCTACCGTAGTCATATTGTTTCCTGCAGAATAATTTATACTGTTCATCCGTTATCTGGCTGAATCTCTTCATCATCTTTGGATAAGCTTTCTCTATCGCATCGATCACTTCTTTTTCTCTCACTTGATTCTTCCTTTCCCCAGCCCCACATTGGCTCTGAATGATATGTAGCAGAACCTCTATAATGACTGGAATTAGTAATTACTTCGTCTATTATCTTTTCTAAGAATTTTATTTTCTTTGGATTTA